CGCTCCACCCAGCCTGGGCGTTCGTGACATTAGGCTTTTTGTGGATCCTCACGGTGCCCAGGTGTTCAGATCTGACAGCCGGTAGAGCGCGTATACTCCCTCCAATCCAGTGAACAACTTCCATCCTGTCCAGTTGACTCCTGAGCCTTGCGTGCAATGCCAAAGCGTCTCGGGCACTGGGCCTACGATCATCATGTGGCCTGGGCCACCAGCTCCGGAAGCAACCACGAGGATGTCGAACGGCTGGGCTTGGATTTTTTCTTCTTTGGTAACTCTTACGATCTCTTCGGCTGGATCGTAAAGACGCCTGATCGTGGAGATGGCTTCGCGTGCTTTGGCAGGGTCGTGCAGAGCAGCATCGTTCGGCAGTATTGGGTTCTGAGCACGCGGCCTGCCGTCCATGTCGTCGATGGCTCCGCAACCGAATCCAATGCAGTCGGCGTCTACTCCGCGGCATCGCTGACCACTGCGATACTTTGTGCCTAGCCAGGCAGTCAGCACAGACAGCATGCGAGGACGAAGATGCTCTAGATCGAGGGGCAAATCGGACCATTCGAGATTGAGAGATCTCGCTCTCATACACTCCCTGCCGGGTTCTCAAACAAGGGGTTGTACGCGAGCATGCCGTAGCCCAGGCCGCTGAAGTTTTCTTCGTTGTCCCAGACATCGCGGCAATCCTCGATGGTCTTGTGGCAGCCAGGCACGAAGCGAATCGAGCCCACGCCAGCGAGCAGCCAATCACTCGGCGGGCGGCGACGCAGCACGAAGACGCTCGGATCGGAGATGCTCCAGATGCGGACGCCGATCTGGAGGCCGTCCTTCTGCAAGAAGCCGCGCTCCCAGTAACGATCCACGTTGCCGCCCGGAGAGGACGGAGCAGTCAAGCCTGCATTGGCAACCACCGTGATCTCCTGGCCGTCGATGGCCGCGATCTCGCCGAACACACGGTGGGAGGACTCCGCGCGCTTGTTCCCGCAGCCGTTGCGGAACAGCGAGAGGATGCAAGTGTGATTGCATTGCAGACCCAGCGGAACGTCCAGCTTCGATTTGATAGGCAGCGCGAAGAACGCCACTGAGTTGTTGGCGCCCTCGTAGTTGCGAATTGTGCGCTCGACTCGACCATTGAAGGTGACGAGCTGGTGGGAGGCGTCGCCGGGAAAGAGCCCCGCAGTGATCTCCGTGACCTTCAGCCAGATCGGTGAGTGAGGCAGGCCATCGGAGGCCCGAGTGGTGAAGGCGTCCATTGGCAATGTGACGCGGGCTTCTTTTTCGCCGAGTGTGCCTCCGTTGTCGGGCACTTCGGCTTCGAGACCCTCCGTGCTCGTGTGTCCCGCAGTGTCTTGCCCCCAGTCGGTGTATCGAGCGTACGTAGGAGCAAAGTTGTCGCCGTAGCGAAACTCTACCAATAGGTAGCCTTCTTTCTCCGGTCTTCCAAGAGCTGTCGTCATTGTGCCTCAGATCTCAACGATCTTCTCTTCGAGTGCTTCGAGGAATTCCAACTCGATCCCTGCGTAGCAAGTGTGTCTCCAGGTCTCGACCATCTCGTCAGACGAGAAGCGAGTGAAGCGAGCACGAGCGATTCTATCAATGTCGGCAACGTTGATCCCAGAGGGAAGCGCAGGCGACACTGTGATTCGATTGACAGTGAAGACTTGTTGGATCGTGACGGCGTTGCGCACGTACATCGTGCCATCCTTCATCACGATCCCGATGAAACCCCCGAGCAGCTCGGCCTGGAAGTCTGTGAAGTCCCCGAGATCTTCCACGCCAACGAAGTTACCGCTCACGTCCACGTCTGTCGGCGTCCAGACGAACTCGTAGTCGATCAGGAAGAAGGCGCGCAGTCTTCCTCTACGAGTATCAAAGAACTCTACCACGCGCCACATATCGTCTCGGTTGCCCGTGAGGCTGAGACGATGCGTTTGACGAGAGCGGGTGGCCGACTTCGAGACAACGTTGGTGCGCCCGCGGCGGAATTCCTTGCCTTGGCGGTCTCGGCCAACGGTGATGCCGTCGATCCAGTCGGCGTTGATGTCGAAGATCGGGTAGTCGCCGAAGCGATTCACACCGCTGGGGAAGTCGGCCTTGACGGCAGGCAATTGAGAAGCACCGAAGACCTCGCTGAGTTCCATCTCCACTCGACCGTGGCAGGTGGTTTGCTTGCCCATCTCCACGGCCAGAGTCACTTCGCAGTCCATCATCGGCAGGATAATGGACGTGCTCTTGACGTTGACTCCGAGCGAAGTCGTGAACGTCACGCGATCTGTTTGCTTGGACTGGATGAGATGGAAGGTGTGGCTCTCGTAGCTGCCATCAGCATCGACTTGAACAATGACTACGCGAGCGCCAATGAACCAGCGGCCCCGAGTCGTATCAAAGAAGACTGTTGTGTCGCTGCTCAGGTACTCCGCGTTGAGTTCCTTTTGATCCACATACAGCGGAATGGCAAGCCGCTCGTCCGTCAGCTTGCGCAGGATGACGAGCAGCCTGTCCATTCGGTCGATCTCGTCAAGCTCCCAGATGAGCTTCATTGTCCGCTCTGGCTTCAGTACGAGACCGCGCCGTGCTTCCGCACCCGTGCTGGCGCTCGTGGAAACGTCTGTTACGTAGCGAGTGCGCAGCACGAACGCGGTGACCCAGTTGTGTAGGAATACCTCGATGCCACTGGCAAGCGCCAGGGGCGCAACGGTTGTCGCCGAGCCCTCTCTGGCTACCAATTCGGCACTCATGCGGGAGACCCGCACGGGCACAACGCTTGTGGCCTCTGTCGCTTTGGTAGCAACTTCGGCATCCAAGCGCGACATACGAGCGCGGATGACTTCCTGAGTGACTACCTCGACGGCCTGGCGTGTGATCCGGGCAGCGACAGCCGTGGTGGCTTCGGCTGATTTGGTAGCTACCTCGGCATCGAGTCTGCCGATGAACGCCTGCGTTGGGGGCGTGGAGACGACTTCCACGGCCATGCGGCTGACACGGACTCGATCCACCGTGTTCGCCGCCGTGCGCAGCGTTGCGACCTCGGCGTCGAGGCGTCCAACGCGAGCCTGCGTAGGCTCTGAGCTGACGACCTCAACGGCCTGTCTTGTAATCCGAGCTGCAACCATGAACTACGAGTCGAGTTCGAATCCAAGCTGCATCGCATTGATATTTGCGATTGTCCAGGCGGCGCTCGTGTTCGGGTCTTGCTCCAACGTATCGGCAGCGCCTGCGAATGCAGTGCTGGACAGCGCGAGGAGCTTGCCGCTGCCGACTTGAGCCGGAGAGCCCGTCGTCTTGCGGTAGAAGAACTCGATGTTGCGCGATCCGGTGGTGTCCATCTTGCCGTACATCCGGACTTGGATCCCGACGATGGTTGTATTGGTAATCAACACCAGATCGGACATGGTGGCCAGCTCGATCTGGCCGGTCACATCGGACGTGACTCCCTTGTCGTCCTCTGCCACGCTCTGGATAGAGGCGGCTTCATTGATAGCGTCTTCGAGGGAGGCAGCACCCCCCGCCAAGCTCCACTGCGTTGTCGTGCCGTTGCCGTCAGGATCGAGTGCTTCGATGTAGATTTCGCCGAGGAAGTCGTTGTTGACCGAGCCCGAGGAGTCGAGCAGGTAAATGTCGGTCATGGACACGCGGTCGGTGCCGCCCGTGTCCCAGGACAAGACAGCGCGATCCGCCCCAGCGGTGCCTTGATTCGCCGTATTGACACCCGTGTTCGCAGCATCCCATGTCGCCGTGTTGTTGCGCGACTTGTGCGTGTGGTACTTGAGAGAGAACGAGCCGTTCGTGCTGGTGTTGACCGTGACCTTCCATTCGAAGTAGGTCCAGTTGTTGACCGAGGCCGTTTGAGAGAACTCCTCGACAGTACGGGCCAATTCGGTAGCCCCTCGCATCACGCGCAGCTTGAACTTTTGCCCGCCAGGCTTGGTTCCGGTGGTGTCCACGGCCTCGATGCGGACTTGCTCGCCCACAGAGTTCTTGAGCATGACTCCGGGACGGGCGCTCGGAGAGGAGTCGAGGATCCCGCTCGTGACGTTGAAGCGGAAACCGCAGACCCAAGTGTTCTGGACGGCCCCGGCAAGCGCCCCAGTGGTGAGTACCAAAGTAGCGGCGTCGAATACGGTGCGTCCGAATTGATCGGTCAGCGTCGATCCCACTGCTCCGGCCACGGTTGCGTACAGACGACTGAAAATCGTCGTGTTTTGGCAACCTTGGCCTCCCTCTAGCCATCGAAGAGCCATCAGACGACCTCCACTCCGAACTCTCCACCCTGAATGTCGGTCACGTCCCAGGCTGCCGCGGACTGAGGATTGAGGTCCATCACGTCCACGAACTCGTCGTAAGCCGTCGATGCCACGCTTTTGGTAGCAATGTCGGCTTCCGTGCCTCCGTTGTCGCGGAACTTCGTCTTGATGCTGCGAGATCCGGCAGCGGCCATGGCCAGTTGCGTGCCGAGTTGCACGAAGTGGATCGTGCCCAGGATCTGTGTCAGGTCTTGGAAGGCGTAGGTGTCTTTCTGACCCGAAGTATCGGAGCTGTTGAAGCCTCCAGCACCAGCATCGTCAGGAACAGCGTTGCCAGGATCATCCACATTGTCGAAGTTGGAGCCAGCGGAGGGTGTCCACTGCGTTGTCGTGCCCGCTCCGTTCGGCAAGATCCCTTCGATAATGACCGGCGAGAGGAAGTCATTGTTCACCGACCCCGTGGTGTCGAGGATGTAGTTGTCGTCGATCAGGACGTTCGTACTGAAATTGGTAGATGTGCGGATGGCCCAGATGTCTGCCTGGTTCGAGCCCGCATTGGCAAGGTTGACCAGGGTTCCAGAGAGTACGTTGACGCCGTTGTGGCGGATTTCGTAGGAGCCGCCCGTGCCAGTGGCAATCGTCACCTTCCATTCGAAGTAGTGCCACACGGCATACGCGAACGAGCTGGTCGTCACGGCGATCTGCGTTGCGCCGCGCATCAGCTTGACCTCGAAGCTGCCTGCGTTGTTGACGAACTCCAGGTGGCATTGCTCAGTGGCAGACTTCTCAAAATAGAAGCCCTGTGCTCCTGAGTTGAGCCCTGTTTGCTGCGAGGCGATTCGAATGCCGAAGCCGTGGACCCAGGTGTCGGCAAGCCCGAGGCTCGGCGTCACGAGCACGGGACCCGACAATCCTCCCGAGGATCCGATCACGCGCCCCGCAGAAGCGGTGATGGTGCCGCTCTGAGTGGCGTACTTGCGCGCCAACTGACTGGCGTTCTGGTGTGTCTCGAATCCTTCTGCCCAACGTGCAACCATGCTCAGCCCCCTTGTCGTTTCAGCACGCTATTGACCGTGCTCCGGTTGTCGCGCAGGAAGCGCAGGAATGCGCTCTTGCCTCCAGCCATCTGTCGATTCAGCTCGCGTTCCCCGGCCACCTGGACGGGCAGGACCGTAACACCCCCGCCGTCGTCTCCAGAGGCCGCGTGCGAGCGCTGGCTGCGCTGAAGGGCCGTCGAGACCAATCCGCCGCCCGCCATGCCAGCCGCGAGCGCGTGAGAGGCAATGGGGCTCGATGCGCGGGGCGCTGCGAGCTGACCTTTCTGGAGGTTGCGGAAGAATTTGACCCCGATCTTGTCCACGGTCGGCTTGTTGACAACGAACTCGCCCGGCGTTAGCCACGCGGGCACCGTATCGCTGGCCGGGATGTGGCGGGGCTTGCCGCCGCCAGCGAGCCCTTGGGCACGCTCGCTCATGTGCGCGGCGCTAGGGAAGACCGGGCCTCCGCGAGCGAACGCCTTGACGTATCCGCCTCTGGCCGCGGCAGCCACGGACCCCGCGGTGCGGATGGCCGCAGCCGTGGTGGCATTGGTAACTTCGAGAGTCGAGGCCGTAGTCAGAGCCAAGGCGCTGGCCTCGCGGATTCCCGCCGCGGTCGTGGCTCCAGTGACCTCGGTGGTGGCCGCAGCCGTCTTCGTGGTAAGTGCTGAGGCAGCCTCGGCGATGCCCTGCTCGACGAGCACTTGCAGCATCTGTTGGGAGATCCCGAGCAGGAATCTGCCAATACGTTCGCTGAGGCTCGTGTCGTCAGTGGGATCGAAGGCCGAGATGATCGTCGAGGAGATGAACTGCGCCGCCGACTGGGTAATGTCGCGGACGAGTTGGATGCCAGCCTGGAACTTGGTCGGCAGATCCTTGGCAAGATCCTCGAAGCCGCGGGCCAGCCCATCGGTGAGGGAACCATTGGCAACCAGCTCGGCCTCTTGCTTGGTCAGCTCCAGGCCCTTCAGCTTGGCGCGACCGCTGGCCTCTTCGAGCTGGACCTTGACTTGGAGCGCAGTCAGGAGGTCATTGAGAACTGCGGCTTCTTCACCAGTGGCTTGAGCGGCTCGAATGCGGACGGAAGCGATCTTGGCTTGTTGCTGAGAGATCGAGATTTGCAGCTCCGTGCGCGCCAGGTTGATCTCTTGCTGAGCCTGGACGATGGCCGCGCGACGCGAATCCGTGCGCAGGCGTTGAAGCTCCAGGAGAGCGCGTTGCGCCGCCAGCTCAGCGGTGGCTTGCGTATTGCCGCGATTGAGACCCGGAGTGGCCTGGGCGGCGATGATTGCCGCCTTGCTGATCGCCAGCTTTAGGGATTGATCTTCGAAGTTCTTCTGAGCTTCGAGCAGGATCTTCTGGTCGTTGAGCAGCGAGCTGATCTGCGCCTGGTCTTGCTTGTCGTTCGCCGCCAGCGTTGCGAGGCGCTCGCGCAGCACGATGGACTCGGCGTCCTGCCTGCCGGTGTCTTCCCCGAGGCGCAGGCGTTCGTGGTACCGAGCGTTGCCGCGAGCGTTCGCAGCATTGATGTCGTCGGCGTTCTGTTTGATAGCCGTCTGGATCTTGCGCAGATCTTCCCCGAGCTTCACATCGCGGTCAGTGAAGATCCCCGAGATCTGACCACTCACGCCTTCGAGACCCGCCGTCGCCAGAGTGCCCTTCAGCTCGATGGCCGTCGCTCTCAATTGCTTGTCGAGGTTCTCCAGCTCTTCTTCGAGTTCGCGGACTTGCTGACCGGCATTGGAGATGACCGGCGTGAACTCCTGGAACGCTGTCTTGCCAGCGCGAATCGCAGCCTGCGCCTTCAGGAACTTGTCGAGATCGAAGGTAGGATCGAAGCCCTCGCCCTGTGCGTTGCGGCCAGCGGCCTTGCCGACGATGTTGGCGATCTCCTGACGGATCCCGAGCAGCTTGGCCGCAAGCTGTGTTTCGCGGTCGGCTTGTTCGACCTTGAACTGAGCGTCGCGGATTTGCTTGTCATTGGTACGTCCACGCTCGATCTGGAGCTTCTCCGCGGTCAAGCGGTTCAACTCCGCTTCGTTTTCTGCGAGGGCAGCGAAGAGGATCTTGGCGTTGAGGATGGCCGTTCTACCAATCTCGCCAATCGAGATCGTCTCTTCCTTGAGCGAGTGAGCCGCCTCGGTGCCCAGCTTCTGGAGCAGACCGATGCCTTGAACGATGGTTTCGAGCAGGCCGACGCCAATCAGTTGGATGGTGTCTTGGAGGTCAAGATCGACTCCGAAGATGGCCTCGGAGATCTTCTCGAAGCCTTTGAGAACCAGCACCATCGCTGCGGCGAAGGCGCTGATGAGCAGGATGTTTTCGCGCAGGCCGACGCCGATGGCTTTCGCTGCGCCGCCCGCGGCATCCAGCTTCAGGAAGAGGTTGTTGAAGGCCGGGATCAGCGCACGGGCGAATCCGAGGATGTTGCCGAAGTTCAAGCCGATCAGACCAAGCGTGTTCTTCCAGACGACGAGGACCCCCAGACCGATTCCTAGACTTGCAGCAATCTGCCCGAGTTGCTTCACGGACAGGCCGAAGGCATCGGCGACCGACGTGAGCAACGACACCACAGTTCTCAAAGCGACGATGAGAGCCTGTGCGAATCCAACTGCGAATTGGATCGAGACACTCAGAGCGCTGCCCAGGGCTTTGAAAGTGTCCTGGAGACCCTTGAAGCCGAGGTTCTGTCCCAGCTCTCGAATCTTGTTCACGCCGTCATTGAGAGCATTGAAGATCTCTTCGAACGCCTTGACGACCTCGGGATTGGGCTGGATGTTGCCTACGGCATCCTTGACCGTCAGTACCTTGTCGAACAGCTCGTTGCCGAGCTTGAGCAGGTTCTGGAACAGCGGGCCAGCGGCGTCGCCGAGGATCTTCGAGAAGGCTCCCTTGACCAGATTACCAATGCCACTGAGCGTGGAGCGCGCGACGAGCTGTGCTGCCTTGTCGAAAGCCTCCAGCTTCTTCTGGAGGAAGTCGAAGAGCTGGCCGCTCTCGCGCAGGCGGCGCACGTCGGCGTTCGTGATCCCCAGGGCGGTGGCGATACGAGTGGTGCGCGCTTGGATGGTGCCGCTGAGGAGCGAGCGCACTTCTTCGGCGAGCTGGTTCTGCTCCAGGCCAATCGCGGCAGCCGCCTGCGAGATGCTCACGGTGAGCTTGCGGATCTCGTCGATGTTGAGACCCGCGGCGAAGCCAGGTGCGACGGCGACTTGGAAGGTCTCCGCGAGCTGCTCGAAGGTGGCCGTCGTGCGCAGGGCATCCTGACGGAGCAGCTCGACTTGCTTGCGAGCGATGGTCTGCGACAGCGCCAGTTCTTCTGAGGCACTGACAGACTTACCAAACTCGTTGCGCACGTCGGCAGTCGCCGAGATAAGACCTGCAATCGAGGTCTGGGCTCGGAGGATGCTGTCGTTGAACAGCACGCCAGCCTTCACCATGTCGGTGAAGGACGAGACCACATTGCGAGCGATGGTGAAGACTGCGAGGATCCCGACCAGGCGGCGGAACGTGAAGAACAGATTGCGGGCGCTGCGATCCGTCTTCGACAGGCTGTTCTCCAGTTCCTTGACGCTGCGCAGTGATTGAGAAGCTCCGATCAGGTCTCCGGACTTGGCTTGAGCAGCGGCCCGTTGGCGCAGATTGGTAATCTGGGCGCGGACGATGGCCTCTTCCTTCAGGGCATCGAGGTTGCGCTTCTGAGCCTGGAACTGCGGATCGTTGGCTTGTTGGCGAGCTTGGTCCTTCTTCTGCGCTGCGGCGATCTTGACCGCTTCTTTTTCAGCACGAGCCCGAGCTGCTACGAATGCTTGGAGCTGGCGTTGCTGCGCCGTCAGCTCGCGGGCTTGATCCTTGCGCATCGCCGAGGAGATTCTCGCAGCCTCTTTCTCGGCTCGGTTGCGGGCGTCGAAGATCTCTTTGACTCTGCGCTGCTCGGTGCGCAGTGCGTTGAGACTCTCCTGCGTTGCGCGCTTCTGTGCCGCAGTTACCTCGGCGATCTGGCGCTTTTCGTCACGGCGCAGGCTGGCGCGGATGCGGTTGAGATCCCGCTCGCGCTTCGCCTGCGCCTTGCTTTCCGCGTCGAGCTTCTTCAGCGCAGCGCGGTTCTCGTCGATGGCCTTGGTGTTGGCCTTGATGGATTTGGTAGCTTCACCAGAATCCTTCTTGACCTTGGCGAACGCGGCGAACTCAGCCTTGGCCGAAACCAAGCCCTTCTTGAAGTCCGCGATTGCCTTCGAGAACTGGTCTCGAATGGCAATCGTGTACTGAAGTCCTCCGCGATCAGTGACCATCTACTTCGCCGCCTTTTTGGTAACCGGCTTGTGCCCGACCATCTTCGGGAACTTCGCCAGGAACTTCTGCCCGTCGCCCGCTGGTGCTTTGACAGGCTTGTCCCCGACTTCTCGTTGAAGCTCGGAAACGTACGTGCCAATGTCCTTCGGTTGAGCCTGAGCACCCATCATCGTGTCCCTGATGAAGTCAACGCGGTCACGTACTTTTTGCTTGTGAATCGCAATCATCAGGGCGTCGAGCTGAAGGATGTCGAGTTGCTCAAGCCATTCTATTGAGAACCCGCGGCTTGCGGCGAGGACGATGCAGTCTTGGATTTGGAGTCGCCACTGGTCGGAGCCGCCTCCGTCTGCGTCTGCGACGGGGAGTTCTCTCGGAGGACGGACAGCTTCGCCCTCATCGCCCCGACCAGCTCCTCCCCCTTCGGCCCGAAGGATCTGGCGTTGGCTTTGATAAACCCACCAATCAGCGCGGTGAGCGTGGGGAGGTCGATGCCGTCGTAGTCCTTGCCGTCGCCTTCGAGGAACTCCAGCACTTCCTTCGGCGGGCGATCTTTCTTGGAGGGGAACTCGTCGCGCATCGAGTCCATCAACAGCCTGCCGAGCATGATCCGATTGTTGACATCGGCAATGCACTCGACGAGACCCTCGATGGAATCTCTGCGCTCTTTGGCCTTGTGCGCCGCGAGTTCCGGAGAGATCGCCTCGATGGTGGTCTTCGAGATCTCGGTGCCATCGGTGTCCTTCATGCTCTCGCTGATGGCCGTTTCCTCGCGGCCAGCCTCGACGAACAGAGCGGACAGAGCAATCAGCATTGGCTTGCTGATTCGTGCCAAATCTCCCAGTGAATTGTGGCGCACTGGGAAGAAGCGAATGTCTTTTCCGTTGACAGTCTCTTTGATTGAGAACGTGTCACCGAATGTGAATGTTTCCTTGTAGCTCATCGTCATCTGCCTTTTTGGTAAGTGGGACTGGCTCAGGGGCTTTGAGACCCCTGAGCCGCCTCGTCCCCAGTCGATCACATGTCGTACGTGCGGACGGTCAAGACCCGCGACGCATCGAGGATCCCCGTTCCCGTGTTGATCTCGGCGACGCCCTTGAAGGACATCACCGACACTTCGTCGCCGATCATCGGCAAGTCGCCATCCGGCGAGAGGTTCGCTTGGTGGAAGCGCCACTCGACCTTCTGGCCGCAGTCACCCGCGTTGTCCTGGATGAAGAGCAGCGTGCCCTTGATCTCCGAGGTCTCCAGCGCGTTGACTTGATCGAGGTCCTTCGGTGTCGTCGCCGCGGTGGTCATGGCGAAGTCGATGGGGTCGCCATCGGTCAGCACGATGCCAGCCGGGAGGAAGCGGATGAGACCCATCTGCTCGTCGATTTCGTAGTCCACGTTCTCGACGAGCGCCACGTCGGGAGCGCCGCTCTTCTCGAAGGTGTAGACCACGCCGGTCGCGTCGAGGTTGTAGACGCGCTCTCCGGTTGAGTTGCGGATCTCGTACCAATTGCCCTTCTTCACGTCGTTGATGAGCGTGAACTCGGTGATGATCGTGTCGTGCGCGTTGTCGAACGAGCTGGTCGTTCCCGAGAGGAACAACGCCAGGTTCTGGAAGTTGCGCGTCTCGTCGAGCTTGAACCCGATGCCGATTTCCTGAGAGATCACGAAGCGCTTGTCCGTGAACTTCAGGCAGTCGCGCGAGTTCGCGTGCTTCAGCTCTTCGGTCGTCTCCGTGACGGTGAATTCGGGGGCATTCCCGAGGTCGCGGAAGCCATCATCGGTGGGCAGGCCAGTGATGCTGTTGTTGAGGGCGAAGAGGATTTTGCCTCGACCGACCACGTAGTCTTGCGTGTTCGGCGTTCCGAGCGTGTTGATTCCGGGCATGGTCGGTCCTTGGGTTTGGTAAGTTGTTCAACGGCGACTGAGTTCGGCCTGGAAACGGTACCGCGCTTCTGTTCCGTTGGATGCGCCTTGACGTGGTGGGTGAGTGTACTGGGCGTCAACTAGCAGCACACGCACTTGACGATCTTCCCCTCCGGTTCGCTTGATGCAGATAGGGCTATCTTCAAGCGCACGCTCAAAGGGTTCTGCGATCACTTCTTGGTCGAAGCGAAGCACGAGCAGCCAGCTCCAGAACTGTCGATCTTGCACGAATGCTCGACCGAAAGCGTCCTCGATCTTGAAGCGAGTGGTGATCTCGTTTGCTTCGATAGATTTGGGAGCAACCTGCAAGCCTTGGATGATCTCATTGAGATCTTTGTCGTAGGTGGCTTCGATGAACGTGCCGAGCTTGGCAGCCTGCACGATGGCATCTCGGATCTTCTTTTTGAGAGTCATAGGAATGAATCCTCCCTGGAGGAAGGGGAATCCGAAGGCTTCCTCGCTGGCAATGCCACTCGGCGAGACTACGACCGTCGAAGTCTGGGAGAGAGATGGAGTACCAAAAGCCTCTTCGCTGGTAATGCCCGCGATGAAGAGAGTGACATCTCCCGTCGTGATCGTCAGGAGCCCGAAGGCTTCTTCGCTGGCGATGCCTGTCGGCAGGATGATGACAGCATTGATCGTGAGCGTCGGCGTGCCGAACGCTTCCTCCGAAGCGATCCCCGAGGGAGAGACCGTCACATCGGCAACGCTCAGCGTAGGCGTACCAAAGGCTTCGGCGCTCGCAATGCCGGTCACCAGAACGGTGACAACATCGTCGGAGACTGTGGGAGTTCCGAAGGCTTCAGCGCTGGCGATCCCAGTGGGAGAGATCGTCACGTCGGCAACGCTCAGTGTCGGCGTGCCGAAGGCTTCGAGGCTGGCAATGCCGCTCGGGCTTAGCGTGACAGAGCCAGGGGTGATCGTCGCCGTGCCGAAGGCTTCCGCGGACGCAATCCCTGTCGGCGAGACGGTGACAGATCCAACGGTGAGCGTTGGAGTACCAAAGGCTTCCGCACTGGCAATTCCAGAAGGGCTGAGCGTGACTGGGCCAGGCGAGATCGTTGGGGAGCCAACGCCTTGGTTGGCATCGAGAGCGTTGTCCCAGCCAACGAAGCTACTGGGGCTGACAGTTCTAGAGCCCGGAGTTACGGTTGCTGTACCAAACGCTTCCTCAGAGGCGATGCCTGTGGGGAAGATGTTGAACGTCTGTCGTTGAACGATCAGGACGTATTGCTTGCTCGCCGAGCCGTAGGTGTTCTGAGCTTTGGTAAACGTGAGAGCCGAAGCGCCGAAGCTGACGCTGTACTCAAGGCCCGTTCCTCCGCTCTCTGTCGGCGTG